GTATGTTCAAAGTGTTTTGCAACATCTTCATAACCTTCTTCACGAGCAATTTTGGCGAAATAACGATACTTGATATGAGCCATTGATTCGCCAGCCAATGCACTCTCAAGATTTTTTAATGTAATAGACATAGTTTTCCTTTTTGTTTGGTGCGCCCACTAGGACTTGAACCTAGGACCAACGGATTATGAGTCCGCTGCTCTGACCAACTGAGCTACAGGCGCATTTATTTTAGATATTCCAAAGAGTCTTTACGCAACCAATACATGACTTGTGTTTTGTCTTGCGTTGGGGCGAACTTATTCACACCAATAAAAATTACGCCTTCAATTGTTTTTGTTGGCCAACTTTTAAAGGTGTAGAATTCTTCCTTGGAAGATATTACACGGACTTTAATTGGTTTTTCGGTTTTCATGATGGTATTATATCAAAAAAGAAAGGGCTCTGTCAAGAGCCCCTCTGTTTATTGGAATTTTTCTGGATAATTAAGGCGTTCCCATTCCTCATCGGATACGGGCCACCAATTATTCATCCTTTTTTTCCTTGACAGAGATTTTTTTGATAAGCTCTTGGGCTTTAACCATATTCTCCAACCAAACTTTTAACATACCATTAACCAATTCAGCATCTTTGATTTCAATCTTGTCTGCTAATTTAAATTCACGTGTAAAGCTACGGTTGGCGATTCCTTTGTGTAGGAATGTACCTTCTTCTCCATCATGCTCTTTTGCGGAACCTTTAATTACTAAATTGTTACCTTCTAGTGTAACTTCAATATCAGATTTTGCAAAACCAGCGACAGCCATTTCAATGACATACTTGTTGTCTTTGACTTGACGAATGTTGTATGGAGGATATGCAGTTAATTGCTTCGCAGTATTTTGTGTCATTTCTTGTAGGTCTTTGAAAATTTCATCAAATCCAACAGCAAACGGATCCAATTTACGGAAGTCGAGCATAGGGGCGAAATAAGAGGTCATGTGTTTCTCCTTAATAAGCGAGTTAATTAAATTGTATCAACCCAAAATGGCATTGATGACGGTGTTTAACATGGTTGCCGCCTACCATGTTCCCATCCCGATTGGGACCAGATAATATTATTTAGTCAATTTTTAAGAATTTTGTGGTTTCTTACCAATATTATATTTTGGTACCAGTTGCCATTCATGTTTCTCTTTGTGTGAAAGAATCTTCACCTGAGAAAGAAAAATAGGTTCTGGTTTTTGTGTCTGTTCTTTGTTTACCACTTTTAACAGACCCCAATCTTCCAACAAATTGACGATTGCATTCCTACGAGCCAGATCATTATCAGTAATGTCCGTTGGCTTTCCATCTAATGCAAATAGTTCTTTGAAATGTACCACGTAATACTGGCCACGTTTGTGTAATATGTGGCAAGATTGATACAATGTTTTATCTTTTTTGGAAGCAACACCAATGCGTGTTAAAGTTTCACGAACTTTCAAAAAATCATCTTGTTCTTTCAATGTTACTTCTACTAAATCCTTAATGTCAATCATTTCACTCCGCCTTTATCGGTTCTTCTTTTTATTTCAGCGATTTGTTCATCAGTAAGAATATGCAAAGCCTCTTTGGCTTTTTGATTGGAATAACCAAAATATGTTTTAATACAATCAATATTCTCTTCCACTTTAGATTTCTGCCACGGAGCGAACTTCCGTTTCATAGGTCTGATACTATTTAGAAGATACTGGTATTGCATATCCTTGTCTAATGACGGCCAGAGATTCATTTCTTGTGCATGTAATACACAATCCAGATGGTAGGAAAGTGACCGATTGACAATAAAGGGTGCGTAATCTACGAAATCAAGGTCTCCGTCCTGTTTCTTTTTATGAAGAACCAGGTCTACATAATCAAACGGACTCATTTGAATTCACACTCAATCATGATTTCAGTCAAGCAGGCAATCAAATTGATTTCGTGATCTGCCACAAAAGCCGCCTGATATTGATATTTTGCAAGAATCAAAACCAATTGTGGAACAGAATTGGCTTTTAGTTGGTCATAAAGACCATCATAGATGTTACGAAAGATTCTGGTTTGATCGTTGTCCAGGTTATTTGTAACCCACTTACGACAATCACCAAAGTTTTTTTCTTTCAGAGCGGAGATTAACTCTGTCATTTTAACATCAGAAACCGCAGCCAGGATACCACGATCAATTCTACCACTCACACCATATCGTTGCAACTCATTTAGAATCCTACGATTGTCTGGGAAGTGTTTGGTGATGACCGCAGCCACAACTTCTTTATCGTATTCAACATTTTCTTCCGAAAGAATGTTCTCAACACGTTTGAAGAATTGTGTGGCCATCTTGGCTTTAGAACCATTTGGTTTAAAGTCAATAACGGTGCAACGGGAATGAATAGGATCAATGATCCTGTTCTTAAAGTTACAGGTGAAGATGAAAGAACAATTGTTAGAAAATTCTTCAATACCTGCACGGAGGATAGCTTGTGCGTTGGGTGTTAGATAATCTGCCTCATCAAGAATGATGACCTTGCGACCACCCATAAGTGACATGGACGATGCATAGTTTTTAATTTTGACACGAATAGTATCAACACCGTTTTCTTCCGAACCGTTGATGATGATGTAATCACAACCAACTTCTTCACAGAGAGCTCTTGCAACAGTAGTCTTACCGACACCAGCAGAACCTGCGAACAATAGGTTGGGTATTTCTTTACGATTTACATATTCCTGAAAGGTATTTTTTAGTGCATCAGGAAGAATACAATCTTCAATTTTATGCGGACGATACTTCTCTACCCACAAAATGTGTTCGCTCATTCAAAAACTCCATAATAAAAAACATAATTATATCAGATTTTACGCCAAGTGTCATTCTCTTTGACATAAAGTTTACCATCAGGACCAGGTACAATATTTACATGAACATGTTTTTCTGTGCCTGGTTTATAGTTTGGTCCAAAACCAATCACATACATGTTTGTTCCATACAACTGTTGAGGTGGTAATTCCTCACCGTATGTTGCATTGAGTTGCAACACAGGTTTTTTTTCAAGTTGTGCTTCCAATTCTTTGGTTGGAAGTTCATCTTGTTTGTAGACGATTCGTTCCTTAGCTTCTTTATAAGCAGATACGCCTGCAACCACTAGGCCAGCGAGGCCTAGGGTTTTGGCGAAGGTTCTACGTCCTACCAGGTCTGTCATTTGATATCCTGCATGGATTCAAATAAGGCCTCAAACTCTTTTGATTCAGCAACTTCTGTTTGGAAAGAGTTGTTGAATTGTGTTTTTGCCATGCGTTTGACAATTTTCTTTGGCAACTTCAATTCGTCATTTGCAATATCAATAATATCTTTAATGGCTTCGTTGTTGGCTTTGTTTTTATTCATGTGTAGAACAACCTCATCAATATAACCTTTAAGTTTTTTCAGCTGCTCTTCATCAAATGAACCAAACAATGTATTCACTTTAGTCATTTCAATTCTCCATTTACTCTACCGACAACACTCAAAAAGTCCTCAACCACAGCCAAGGTGCCAGATGGAATGTTGATGATTGTTTTTCCTGCAAGTTCTGTTCCTTCTGGACCAACAAACACAGCAATGATGTGATCAGGATTTACTGCCACACTTTTGTTGTTGATGGCATCAGTAAAATATAACAACATATTATTCTCCGAATTTGGAGTCTTTGGCTTCAATAGCAATGAAGTATTGCATATCTCCAGCTTCATTTCTGAATGATGAAAGACCTGCGGAAGAAACCTCAACATTATAGGTGTCAGGAATCATCTTGAAGTTTTCAACCAAAAATACTGCCTTGAATTTCTTATACTGACCTTCACTATGAATGATGGTTGTGTTGGTGTGTGCAGAATCGTCCTTTGCATTGAACACGGTTACAGAAACTGTTTCACCATCAGATTCAAATGCAAGGTTAGGTGATTGTAGGACAGAAGCATTCTTCAATGCCTGTGTCAAATCATCTTGTGTCAATTTGAATTCAGCATCAACAGAAGGAAGTTTCAACTCTTTATCTGGAGGAGAAACAATCATGTTCTTGGCTGTCATGCGATATTTGGTCTTGGAACGACCAGATTTGAAGATAACATTGTTGGAATCAAAGTCCAACTCTGTATCTTTGCTCAATGAATGAACAGATAGGAACTGATTTAGGTCATAGATACAAAAATCTTGTGGGAATTCATCCTTGAGTGTGGCTTTTGCCAACACGGTCTTTGTAGATGAGATTGTGGAAATTTTATTTCCTTGTTTAAATTCAATGCCAGAATTAATACCGGCAAAGTTCTTCAAAACATTTAGGGTTTCATTTGAAAGTTTCATTCACTACTCCATTATTATCAAGAGAATACATTATATCATGTTCATATAAAAACATCAAGCAGCACATTGCATGAGCTAGGTGATGTAGGCCGGATTCCGGATCAATTTGTTCACCTTGTTTCCATGCCCATAGATGCCGCTGAAGTGCATCAAAATACCTGCGTTTGGAATCAGGTACTTTTTTCCAATTATCACGCTCATATTTCTGAGCGCCAAAGGTAAGAACTCTTACAGTTTCTTCCAATGCGAAAGGTGGCAACAAACCATATTCTAGTTTATTGCCATCAAATTTACGACCACCAGTGGTGGCCGTTTGTGATGCTTTGACTGGATCAACTGGTGCATGGTCAAATTCATCATACATTGTCATCACATCTCTCCAACAAAGTTTGCAACAGCAGGCATGTCACCAGTAAAATGATATGTGCCGATATGTTGGGTTTTCATCCAAGGACACAACCAAATTTGACCACCAGTTTTTCTCCACAACTGACAGAACATATAATCTTCACTCAAGTAACGGTCTGAACCACCACCTGTTGCGGAATCTGCGGTGTCAATGATTGTATCAAAGAACGCATGAATGTAACGAGAACCATCAAAGTGTGCTTGACCAACATGGTCAGGACGATAACGAAGTTGAGGATAAGCCTTCTCCATAGCAGGGAAAACTTCTCTCTTAATCATCATAAATCCGGTACCAATTTCTAAAACTTCTAGTGGTTCAGTAACTGAGAATTGTGAAGTGCCTTTAACTGGATTGAAAACATAATCACCAGTTACTTTTTCTAGGACACCAACATCAATTTCTGGATTCTTTTCCATGGCTTTTTTGACAGAACGCCACTTGATTGCCTTCTTGGGATAAGGACCACCAATTACATCTTTGTCTAATGCCAAAAGTGCAATCACATCTTTCGGATCAAAATGAATGTCCGAATCAATAAACAACATGTGTGTGCATTCCGAACGGTTCAAGAACTCATCAACAAGATAGTTTCTGGCTCTTGTAATTAAAGATTCATTGAAAAGAAATGAAAATTTAACTTGGACACCGTAATGAACACAGAGAGCTTGTAGGTCCAAACAAGCCTTAGCATATAATCCGTGATTCATGCCGCCATACATGGGTGTGGCCACAAAAATACTTTTTTTGGATAATTCTTCTTTTGAAATTTTAATTTCCATTTTCTCTCCAAAAACAAAAAAAGGGAGAGCCAATTATGGCGTCTCCCTGAAGCCTAATGATTAGGCAGTAAAGCTGAAACCACCTTTGATAGCAGCACGAACCATGGCTTTGGTTGGTGTGCCTAGGCGATAAACGCTAACTTTGGTACCATCACCACGGCGCTTGGTGTTGGTGTAGATGCAATGACCTTCTTGACGAAGTTCATCAATACGAGCGGCAACATTTTGGATGCCAAAACGAGCACGAGCCTGTGCAACGGACAAAGTGTTGTAACCCTCTTTTTTGCTCAAGTAGCTGAGGATGCGTTGTTTTGCGGATTGTTTCATATCAAACTCCTAATGATAAGTTAATAAAATAACCTTGCGTTTGCAAGTATGTGTATTATACTATTATATAGTATACATGTCAAGCATTTACCGACCAACTTGTGGTAGGTATTTTGCTTTTGTTTCTTCCCATGACATGAAGATAAGATCATCGTAGAATAGGGATTCATACGATACGTTGTTCTTTTTCTTCAACATGGAAATACGGCCTTTGGCATATTTTGTTTTCCAAATGTTTGCCAAAGTTTCTTCACTGGTATCAAAAGACTTTACCAGCTGATCTGCCGTAATCTCTTTGCGTAAAAATTCGCATGTATTGTTATACAAAGGAGAAAAATAAATGCCACGTTGGTGGGCACATTTAACCAAGTCCTTTGGTATTTTCATTTTACCATATGCGAAATGCAATGTTCGGTTTTTATGGTCACGTTTGTATGGTAAACCATTGGGTTTCTTGGCTTCCCACCATTCAAAGTAATGACGAGTGTGATTCTCTTTTACCCAATTATAGATACGATTGAGAATAGTCCTGTCAGGATCAAAAGCAACAGAACCGCTACTGAAACCCATTTTATTCCAATGATCAAGTCCGTCATACTGAGATAGACCATTAGACTTTGTATTACCATAGAGAGAAGTGGTGGTAACACCAACAAGAACATCTCCATATTGTTTTCTCCAATCTTCTTGAACAGTATCGGAAAGACACAATAATGCCAGTAATTTACCGCCCATATAATTAAAACCAAGAGGTTGTAGTGGTACAATCGTTGAACCAATTGCTGTATGATTAATCATATTACCGGTGGTCTTGATATCTTTAGGCCAGCCAATATACTTATCTCTTGGTGTTAAATCCAAAAAATCGGATGAAATACAGATAACACCAAGATATTTTTCGGTGACTTCATCAATAACTGTGTAATATAGATTACGACCAATGTTTGAGTTGTTCTTCATTGTGGAAGAAAAGGTACGCAAAATATTCCATTTATCTGAATTGTATTCTTCTGATGAAGAACCATTAGACAGAATCATTTTTGGTTTCAATTTTGCAAAATCATCCGGATCATTAGGCACCCAAATATTTGATTTAATTTTATCAATATGTTTTTGGTGTTCCGAATTTATTAAAGTTGGAGTGCCAATCAAAGTATTTTTATTGGTTGGAAATTTTTCTTTGACTTCACACCACTTTTGATATAAAGTATACTCACGAACATCCATTTGTGATTTGATCGTTAAATCGGAAACCAAATCATGTTTTAATTGTTCGGTATCAATGTGTTCAATGTTTAAAAAATCTTTAGAATTTTGATAAATTTTCCATTGCTCATCAATACTCGGCACTTCCTTAGAAGTGACAACCTGTTCTTCTTCACCGAAAACAGTATTAATTATTTGAAGTTTTTTGGCCATTCACAATCTTTTTCATCATATTGGGGTTAAAATATTTACGCTTAATCTTTTCTAGTTTTTTAATACCGGATTGCAACGCAAGAGGTTTTACCCTTGAAGTATACACTATTCCTTCCATGTGGTCAAGCTCATGCAAGAAAACTCTGGCGGTTATACCATCAAAAGTTGCGGTATGTTTTTCTCCATTCCAATCTTGGTATTCCACATTGATTTTTTTTGGTCTGGTAACTCTAAGTTGCAACAAAGGAAAAGACAGGCAACCTTCAGCCATGTGTGCTTCACCTTCGGTAGAAATAACTTTTGGATTAAAACATGCAATATAGTTATCACCGGAACCCATAACAAATACACGATAAGGATAACCACATTGGTTTGCCGACAATCCTAGGCCACTATATTTTTTACAAGTCTCAACAAGAGTAGATGCAAATTCGTTTGGATCAACAGGTGGGTTTTGAAAGTTGAATTCACTTGTTTTTTTATGTAGAATTGGTGAATCTACAGGGATCAAATCAAAAGTTTTTACAGGTTGTTTATTGACTTTTGTTACACCAGCGGCTTCGCCTGTGTCGTATAAGATAATATCATTGTCATTACTCATTTTGCAATCCTTGAAAAGTTTCCTTTTTTCTCAAACTTAATTACAGAACGGAATTTATCAAATAACTGATCGCCTTTGTGACTGATAACAAAGATGTTGGTGTCTTTGCCCATCTCTTGGATCAATTTTAGGAATTCTTCTGTTCCCACGGTATCTAAACTAGAATCAAACACTTCATCCAATATCAATAGATTGGTATTGGTACTATTTTTAATCTTGGCAATCTGTCTCCAAGTAAACAACAGAGCCAAATCAATACGCATCTTTTCACCTTCCGAAAAATTTGCATAAGAAAAGTCATCACGAAATCGGCTCTTAATTGTTTCATTAAAGTTTTCATCAATATTAAAGTTAACAAAAAAGTCCATTGCCGATAAATACTTGTTTATTAATTTGTTCATAATCGGCAGATACTGTTTAATAATTCTGGTTTTAATACCACCATCTTTCAACAATGCACCAGCATATTCCAAATACTGTTTATCTACCAACAATGTTTGATACAATTGTTCGCTATTCGCTAACTCTACTTTTAATTCTGTTAGCTTTACATTATCTTCCTCAGTTGTACCAACTTTTTTAGAAAGTTCGGATATCTCTGTCTGCAATTTACCAATATACTCCAATATAGCCGTCATCGTAGCCATATTTTTTGTAATCTCACTTGTATGGTTGTTTACATGATTAACTAGGTTTGAGACTTCTGTAAGTTCATTTGTAACGTTTTTGATTGCATCCTCAACTTCTTCAAGATTCTTTTTTTGTTCGGCAATTTTGTTATTCTTTGAATCAAGTTGTGATTGTTTCCATTCTTCTGTAATGGATTGTTTACATGTTGGACAGTCATGATTGTTTTCATAAAATTCAATATCTTTAGTATGACGATTTATATTTGTTTGAATTTTTCCCTGAACTTGAAACAAACCTTTTGATTTCTTTTCCAGTTTTTGTTTTCTATCACCAATTTTTAAGGTGATTTGATTACAATGTTTCTGTATCAGTTCATTATCTTTTTGTAGTTTATTATACTGTTGTTCCGATTTTGTAATCTCACCTTTTTTCTTGGTGATTTCCTCATCGTTATGTTTTTTATGTTCCTCAATAGACTCCTTTTGCATCTTGATTTTTTCTTCAAGCAAAGAAATACTATACTTGGTTGATGCCAAGTTTTCTTTATTGATGGAGAGCATATCTTTGGAAACACTATGCATTGTGGAAAAGATTTGTATGTCTAACAAATCCTCAATGATAGTTCTTCGGTCTGCGGCCGACAACTGCATAAATGGAACAAAGGATGCTGAACCAAGGATAACAACCTGCGTAAAAGACTTAAAATTTAGTTTGAGAATCTGATTCTCTAATACGTCTTGGTAATCTTTCGCAGCTGCATCCTGGTTCAGCAATACACCATTCAAATATATTTCAAACACATTAGGTTTGATACCACGAATTACTTTGTATTTCTTTTTACCAATTTCAAATTCAATCTCAACAAGTGCATCACGAGCATTGATAGAATTTAACAGTTGTGGTTTATTTATCTTTCTGAAAGGTTTACCAAACAAACCAAAACACAAAGCATCCAATACAGTAGATTTACCGGCACCATTTTGGCCAACAATCAACGTATTAGGTGACTTTGTAAAACTTAGTTCTGTAAAGTGTGCGCCTGTGCTTAAAAAGTTACGCCATCTTATTTTCTGAAATAAAATCATTCTATATTAATTGCTTCTACATAAAGTTGTTTCAACAAATTTTTCAATCTAATATTATCTATGTTTTCTTCTTGAACAGAATCAACATACTTATTCAAAATAGTCAAAGTATCTTCTGCCTGGTCAACAACATCATCAACACCTTCGTTTAGATCGGTGAAGTCCTCAACGATTGTAATATCAGCTGGATTCACATTATACAGGTTATTCATCAACTTGTCAAACAAATATGGATTGGTTTTGTTGATGACAACCACTTTAACATAAGTGTCCTTATATTGTGTTACATCCATATTTGTAATATCGGATATGGAATCTTTCTTGTCATCGTAGTTGATACGATAGAACATTTGAAATGGATTCTGAATAAATTCCAATTCATCTTTTTCAATATCAAGTATATGGAATCCTCTATCATCACCATAATCTTGCCATGTCAGTTGGTATGGATTACCAAGATATGTAATGCCATCCGAGCTTGACTTGTGATGATAATGTCCAGAAAATGTGTGTGTGAATTTGCGGAACATTTCACGATTCAAACCTTCTTCACTTGGCATACCACGATACATGGCAAAGCCTTCAATTTCAAAATGTCCC